GAACAACAAAGTCTTTTAATTCTTTAGCCCTCTTCCTTCTAGATGCTTGTAAAATATACTTATCCAGAACGGCCTTTATATTTTTTTCAACAAGACCAGCTTCATTAAGTTTTGCAAATGTTTCATCTGTTATCGTTCTATTCTTTTCAAAGGAAGCAGGACTATCAACAAATGTTCTTCGATCTTTTTTATCAATATCCAAACTTAAATTATCAGTATCAGGAACATACACCCCTTCGTTCCCCCTCATATTATCTATAATTTCATCAGCCCATGCTTCTCCTCTGGGATTTCCATTTTCATTTAATTGTTGAGCAAGAATTTTTTTCATTCTACGTCTTTGCCAAGGAGTAGCTACTTTATACAGACGGGGAAAATATCCTGCTACAAATCCTACTTCTAATCCTGCTGCTGCCATTTCACCAAATAGTCCTGTAGCTTCTAATTCTACAGCAACAGTATCCTGTAACTCTTGAAATGCTTCTGTCTCTGCTATTTTGGATAGAGCTAGATTTAAATTTTTATCTGCATTTAATATAAAGCCCATTCCTCCTTCAACTCCTCTAACTTCGGCAGGAATTTCTCCAACAGTAAATCCCGGCTGAAGAATACTTTTATAATTTCTACGTATCTGGTTATACAATTCTCTTAGTTGTAACTTACGAGAAGGTTGTCCAACAGTAAAGCCCATACCAGCAGGAGTGGCACCTACTTGTTCAGGATCATCAGGAATAGCCTCAATTTCAGGAAGAGTTTCTAAATCATTCTTTAATGCCTCTATAAGTGTATCCTTTGTTATTTTAAGTTCTGGAGAAATTAATTCTCCAAGCACATCCCTTCTAAATATAGTGGCAGCTTCTCTTACATCTGAAGCTATGGTTGCATTAGGATTATCAAGAGGAGCTACACCACTTTCATCTCTTGATAAAACTCTAAATATTTCATCATTCTTTCTTTTAGACATACTCCTTTGTAATACAGGAAGTTTTAAAGTACGTCTAACCTTTCCTAAAGCTGCCTCCATAGCATCTGCATAATTTCCAATATCACTACTGACATTATTATAATATTGATCAAACATATTCACTACTTGTAATCCCAAAGGACTACGACTTGCAAATCCTGTCAGGGGAGAAGTAGCTCTGGAAACTAGATCTTTCAATAAACTTGGTTTATATTCCTTTGTTAATTTTTCTCTTAAAGCAATTAATTCATCTTTGGTAAACTCTTGTTTCTTTCCTTTTTCATCTACAGGTTGGTCGGCCTTTATTTTTTCAATGGCCTCTTCAATTTCCTGTCCTTGCTTTACAGCATTTCTACGTTGTATTCCTGTAAGAGTACCCACACCAAGGCCCATTGTTTTCCCACCAACAAAACCAATAGCACCAGCATTGATTAATCGTTTATTATAATCTATTCCTTCATACGGATTAATGCCTTCTCCAGCAGCCAGACCAGCCCCTGCAATTTGTATGGCTTCCTGTCCTGCTTCTGTTACAGCTTCTATTCCTGCTGCCTGTACTCCTGTTCTAAGAGCTACACCAGCTATACTTTCTTTAATAAATTCTGGAGTAATATATTCATCTTTATCAATTTTATTTACAACTTTTGTAGCTGCACCTTTTGGAATACCACTTTTTACACCAGCTTTTATTAACATATCCTTTCCAAAAGCATTCATAACTCCTTTAAGAACAGCAGCAGGACCAGCTATATCTAATGCACCTATAACTGGACCAGCAGTTAAAGCAGCTTTCTGTGCTTCTTTATCAGTAGCTCCTAATCTTTTAGCTTCATCATAAGTTTCACCAGTTCCCATTAACATTCCCGGTATGAAAGGAGCAAATAAACGTGCAACTACACCAGCACCAGCAGCCGTACCAGCCCCTATCCCTACTGCTCCTAGAGTACCAGCAAGAATACCACCAGCAAAAGTTCCTCCTACATAGGCAGCACCCATAGTTCCAAGAGATGGAAGGGCTGTAGCAGAAGCATCCTTTAACCATGCTGCCCCTCTTAATAAAGCCTCTGTTACATCTCCCTCATCCATCTCCCTCCTGATATCTGTCCATGCCTCTGTTATTTCAGCACTACGAGTAGGTTGAGGTTTACTGGTAATCTGTTCTATATTTCTTTGTATACCTTCTAGGGAATATTGTTTTAAAGATGCAGCACTCTCTGGAGAATAATCCTGTAATACATCAGCTATTACTCCCAGACCACTCCACATGGATTGTTGCATTTGATCTGTGGCAATAGCAAATCTATTACCCCATGAATTAGCTACAGAAGGATCAAAAACTGGTTGACCTGTACCCAGAATATCGGCAAAAATATCTGGTTGTCCAGCAGTTCCTGTGCCACTGAATACATCTGTTGTCGTAGGTTCAGAAAGAACCTCATCAAAAATATTAGGAGGAGACATTAGCCAAATATATCCCCTATTACACTATCAAACAATCTTCCTAATTTAGTTGAGTTACCTTTATTTTCTGGATTTTCCTGTATTAATTGGAAAGCATAACTAAGCATTTCACGATCTATATCATCTTGACTTGCATTTTTATTTCTAAGACTTAGGAAATTTTGTTTCCATGCTTCCATATGATTCCCCATCATAGTTTGTATAGCAGGATCGTTAGTCCAATTATCAAGATAACTCTGCATTAATTTATCATTTTTAAGACTTGGATTTATTCTTTCTAGTTCTGCTTTAAAGCTATCATTATTCATACCTCGTCCAAACAAACCTTCTAATTCTAAACCTGTTGCTTCGTAATCTGCTTTATCTAAAAGTCTATGTATTTTAGCATCACCAAATAAAGACTTTCTCAATGCAGCTTGAGCCGTGGTAAGTTTAGCCCCAGTAAGTATTCTGGTTATATCATTGGTATACTTTTGTTGTGCTTGAGCACTTTCACGAGAAGCTAACCCTTCTTGTATTTTTACCTTAAATTCTAATGCACCTAAATCAGCAGCACGTTCAGCTTCTCCAATTTTTTGTAGTTTCTCTATGGATGGAGGAGCAACTCTTTGTGCAACAGAAAGTAAACTCTCTCCCTCTCTGGGTGCTGTTGAACCAAGTCTTGCAGCATAGTCTGCCAAGGTCAACCATTTATCAAAACCATATCCCTTTTTTTGATACTCTGCTAAAAGTTCTTCATGAGCTTTACGTAATGATTCGGGATATACTTCAGTCTCTGGAGATTTAGGAATACCTTGCAAGTAAGCCATCATTGGATCAAGAGGATCATCAGCAGGATCACCAACACCATTAGTATCAGAAACAGTAACATCTGTATCCTCTATAGGAGTTATAGGAGTTTCTCCTTTACTTACTAATTCTACTGCCTCTTGAGAAGATAAGGTTGGATCACCTCGTTGTAATTCAGCACCTTGTGTTTCTAAGGCTACTTCATGTGGAAATATATCTTTTGGTCCAAACATTTTAGTACTCGTTCGATCACGAAATGCTTTTGTAAGTGCATCATATTCTTCCACAGACATACCGGGATGAGTTTCTTCTATTCTTTTTGCTTTTGAAGCTTTAAAAGCAGCTTGAGATGGACTTTCCACTACTTCTTCAAAACCAAATTCTTGGTTAGGATCAGTTTCCTCTGGAAAATTTTTCCAAGTCTCATATATTCTAGCAATTGTTTCATCTGGAAGTATATTTTTCCACACAGAAGGAACTTGTCTCTCTTCTATACTGAGAGGAACTACACTTGTCCCTCCTACCTGACCGGGAATATTCTGATGGCTAGACACAGTAAGTCCAGCCAGACCACCAGCACTACGACCTATAAGTTTCCTTCTACGTAGTTCATCTATAATACTATTCAGATCAGTAGCAGTAGGAGCAGTCGAGGAAGGAGTGAAAGCAGGTGTATTTGCACCACCTCCTGCACCAGAAGCATGCCAACCTCCTAAATTAACTCCCAAAGGCCCACCACCCTGATATTGAGGGACACCTACTCTGGAAGAAGGCCCAGAGAAGAGGTTGTAGGGGGGTCTAAGGGGGTTCGTGGGGGTGCCACCACCCAAAAGACCTACAAGCCCTCCAGCCTTCTTAAAACCCCCAAAGGCTCCATATAGCCCTACACCAGTACCTACACCACCCAAAAGTGTCTGGGCAAGGGAAGGTGCCAGAGGTTCTCGTTGAGATACCACTGTTTGTTGTGAAGGAGTAAGAGGGAAGCCTCTGATAATAGATCCATATCTTTGCAGGGCTGTTTGAGGGAATGCTTTCTCCTCTTCAAATTCTCTACGAGCAATATCCAGAGCCTGTTGACTCCTAGCCTGTTGAGCTTCTCCTACACCAGCCAGACCTGTTATGTCTCCTCTGGCCCTTTGAAAAGCACTTTCTCCCAGACCAGCAAATTGTCTACCACCAGCCAACTCTCTGGCTCTTTGTGCTTCAGCAGCCCTTTGAGCATTCTGGAAAGCTGTAGATAAACCTGCTGCTTGAATATCACTCAGTTGTCTTTGCAGATTTCTATTGGCCTCTGCCTCTACAATAGCTTGTCTGGAACCACCAAAGGAACCAGCCCCAACAGCCTGTGCAGCCCTTCCTTGTTGTGCTATATCTTCATCTCGTCTGGCTTCTCTCTTGGCAATGTCCACTACATTCTGTAGAAAGGGGTCCATCCTACGACCAATATCCCCTGCTCCTATCTCTGCTGTACCCAGAGCAGTTGCAGCCAAGGCAGGAGCATAGTATGTTCCAGCAGCCCCTAAAGGAGTACCAGCAAGTCCCTGTGCTCCAAACTGTTGTCTGCCTGTGGCAAATGCTGCTTGTTGTTCAGGAGTAAATGCAGCCAGTTGTGGTCCTTGAAATGGGATATATCCTTCTGCTTTTTCTCTTCCAAATTCTCCTTTGGCTTCTCCCAGAATATCAGAAATAAAAGGTTTTAATTCAGTAGGAAATTCTGATGTTTGAGTAACTGTTTGATTAGCAGGAGGAGGAGGAGGAGGAGAACCACCACCTTTATATTCTCTTAAACCAGTAATTTCATTGATAGTTCCTGACCCACCAAGAGATTTCAGTAGAGATGCTTCAAATGTATTTACATGAGCAAGCTCTGTATCACCCTCTATGCCATATCCTGCAAGTTCATTGTATAATTCCTTGAACAATAAAATCTTTTCAGGCATATTTAAATTTGAAATATATTTTTGTGTATCAGTCATTTCCTATTTCCTTCACTAGAACAGTATAATATTTTTTATATCCTTTATTCTTTAGTATCTTTGTCCAACCATCTCTACCAGCAGTTTCTAAATAACGTATTCCATTTTCTTTACAAAAACTTTCTACAGGCTCTATCCACTTATCAATCCAACTATCAATTGTATGATCTTTAGCTCCTGCTAAATGTACTCGTAAATGTTTCTGTCTTGGATATTGATGTATCTGTGTTGTGAATGCCAGAACAATATTCTGTTTTTCTTCATCTATACCAAGCCAAAGCTGTTGTGCTTCTCCTTTTAACCAGTTCTTAATGTCTTCCAGAGTACTCTCATCTAAAGTTCTTTCCATTGGTTTCTGTAGAAGAGGTTCTACATAAGGCCATATCACATCTATATGTCTAGCCTCTACTCTATATATAATCATCTAGGTTGTTAAAGCTCCTCCCAAAACCTTTTGTCCATCTATTTCTGTAATTTGTTTAGGAGTACCAATAGATGCTCTCCTTACACTCTTGACAGCATTATCTAAGATCTTTGCTCCAGCATCACTACTACCATTTCCCAGCATAGACACAGCATCTGCCGGGAAAACATATTCATCTGTACTTAATACAGCCATGTCAGGAGCCTTTGGTATATCCTGTGGAGTTTGTGGAACTACACGAAATGGTATCTGATCTGACATTCCATCCCCTACTCCCCTTACATGTCCTGCAAATACATTAGGAATCCCTCCATTAGCTAACCCCAAAAGCCCACCTTTTTGTGCTGGTATAGCTTCTGTTGAAGTAACGAGATCTATAATAGGATCACCTTGAGCTTGTTCAAATCTGGAAAACAAATCTGATAAAGCATCAACATCAGGAATATTTGTAGAAGGAACAAATTGATCTTCTACAGTAATCTGAGAAAAATCTACAGGAGTAGTAGATTGTCCTGCTATTGTTGCTAACCTATCAGAAGAAGAAAAAGGAGCTACAGACCTAAATGGAGTTACCTCTGGAAATTCAAATGGAGGTACTACTGTTGCAGGAATACCATCATTACCCCCTCCTGCTCCTATGCCTCCCCAACTAGAAGGCCAATCTGATCTCTGACTTAGTGCATCTATAATTAGTGGGTGTGTCGTTGCTCTGGTTTGAGGATTTCCAAAAGCTGATGTTGGATATCTATTACCCATATGCTGTCTTTCTACTTCTTGAGCTACTGCTTGTGGTCCAGCACTAATAATAGCAGGATGTACTGATAAACCACCCGTACCTGCTGCTGTACCTATTCCAACTCCCGATCCACCTGTTGAACCACCAAGATACAGAGAAACTATACCACCTTTCTTGGCAGAGAAAGCTGGAACAGGACCAGCTTCTTCAACCTCTTCAAAGAAACTTGAAAAAGGACCAACTTCAGCCTCCTCTTCTAATTGTGCCTGTGTAATATTAGTTTTAGGTATACGTGGATCTTTTTCTTCAAAAGTAAATTCAGAAACTTCTTTAATAGGTAATTGAAAACCAAAATCAGTCTGCTTGGGTTGTGCTGCTAATCCTGCTAACCCACTAACACCTGCTACTCCTAATCCTTGTTGAAGAGGACTTAATGATTTCCACCAAGGTAGAAAACCAGATTCTTTTCCTAAAATATCTGTATCTGCACCACCTTGAACAACTTGATCCCCTTCACCACCAGTAAAGAAATTTTGGATTCCAGTTATTCCTCGTTGCAACAAATTAGGTTGTGCAGGTGGTACAATTCCAGCAGTTTGTGTATAAGGAGTTCCTGCCATAAATCTAGCTCCTTGAGAAGCTCCTTGTGGAAAAGCACCTATTTGTCCAGCAGAAGCAGCAAGAGGAGCAGTTGCACCAGATAAAATACCAGCTTGTGTAGCAGCAGGAACAAGACTACCAGCCCCTCCTGCATAAGCTGTCCACGGTGTAGCACTAGCTAATTGTGCAGCCAAAGCTCCTTGTGTTAAAGCAGTACCACCAGTTCCAGTAGCCCCGGCAGCAGCAGCAGCTTGAGAAGCAGCACCAGCAGCACCTCCTCCTAAACCCAGAGCAGGAGCAGCAAATGCACCACCAAGACCAGCCAGACCTCCCAAGGCAGCACCTTTCCAACTTCCTGTGGCTATTCCACCAAGAGCAGCACCAATCAGAGGTAACCACCATAGAAAGGCTTCCGGTAAACCAGTATCAGGATTAGTAGTAGTTGGTCCCAGAAGAGAAGACAAACCTTTAAGTTCATCTGGATTTACATGCATCAGCATGGTATCTCCATGCCTACCTTTAGATGCCAAGTTTTCTATTTGTTGAGGTATAGCAGCCCTACCACCAGCTTGAGCAGTTATAACTTCTTCTTCTTCTTCCTCTATAATAGGTCTTTGAGGAGAAGAAGGAACAGGCAAACGTACTTGTTCGGCTGCTTGTGCCAAAGATCTTGGAGTATACACAACAGGAGTTTGAGCTTCCTTCAATAGTTTAGCAGCCCTCAGTGTATCAAGTCCACCTATATATGGAGCCTCGTCTGGTTCTCTAATTAATTCTTTCATTCTTCCCATTCGTTCAACAGGAGGAAGAGGTCTTGCATATATTTGTCCGTAAGCCATTACTTCATTCTCCGTGGGTTCATGTAATTGGACTGTGCCAATGTACTATTTGCCATCATGGTACTACTACTATTATACACTGGATTGTCAAACTGTGCTAGTGGTTGTATTAATTTTTGTAAAGTTTGATTCTCCAGAAATGGAGGCACACCTGCACCCTGATTTAAATTTGTAATCAGTGTTCCTTCCTGTACAAGATTCATATAATCAGAGTTCTTCATTAGTTAAATGCTTCCCATGCTTGTGTACCTGCCGTGCTAACATAACCCATGAACTTACCTTTACTAACTGAATAAGCTATGTTTCCCTTATCAGGACTTTTAATACTACCTACCGTTACTACAGCATATATATTAGTAGATGGTGCTGCATCCTGTACTTGATCTCGTGTATCCATCTCATTAATTAAAGCTGCTCCCCATTGCTGGAATCGACCATAAACATAATCTACTCCTCTTTTAACATCATCAGGGAATATTAATGGAAAATCTGGATACCTAGCCATTACTTACATCTCCACCTTTTTCTTGCTTGCCTTAATCTTGAATTAGGATTCTTGGCAGCTTTAGGAAACTTTTTCATTTGACCTTCTGAACGAGCACAATAACTTTTTCTTCTTGATGCTCGTTTACCTGTTGGTTTCTTTTCTGTTACGGCAGTCTTTAATTTACTACCGGGATTTTCTCGTCTATATTTTCTAACTCCTTTTGTAGTCATACCAGCACCTGACTTAGTAGATCTTTTATGACCACCTCCTATAGTATATCCCTTCATACTTATCTAATCCCATCCTGCTGCATACTTAATCGAACAGATCCCCATCTCCATGATGTATTAGCAGCATCACACGAAACCCTTACTCTCCCCTGCCTTCCTCTTGCTCGTAAATCTATTTTACTTGTACTCTTGGTAATTGAGAATGGTCCTTTCTCCGTTTCCTGTTCACTATCTGGAAATTGTTTTGTCGTAATGGAAAACTTTATTGTTCCATCATTCAAAGTCATATCTGGAATTAGCCGATCAAGAAACATTAATTGATTACCGTCCTCTATATCAAAATCTGCTGATTCAATGAAGGATGATATAGCTTCTCCATTGGCTGTAAATACTCCATCAGGTTCGTTATTATATATATTATTTCCATTTACACTCACCCCTGTAGTAATCGTATTTCCAAATACTGTTTTATCATTAAAGGTGGTAAACAGGGTACTTCCATAAGTCCAGTAGTTTTCATCTGGACTCCATATTACATAAGAATCACATTCACCTGAATCATCAGTGGAAGGATATAACCATATTACTTCTTTAAACTCAGAATTAATACCAGCAAAGATCTTATCTTTATTATCTAAATCAAGACGATCAAATATAAACCTTCTTACTGTACAATCCAGAGTTCTTACTTGTCCATCAAATACATAGAAGTTATCAAATCCCATCCATACAGTACGACCATCATAATCTACTGCTGCATGAGGAGCAATCAATCCACAGTTTGTTCCCATCTGTGTAAACTTAAATGTAAAAGGTGGTCCGACAAAAGTCTGTAACCAAAGTGAATTATCAGTCCATACATTAATTGCATTTCTGGAACGTACTCCTCCGACAATCCTTGTTCCATCTGTCAGTTGTACCTCTCCTGATGTGGAACTAACAGAAGGAACCCAGTTTGTATAATCTTCCTGATTGGCCCATCGTACTGTCATGGGATCATATGTTCCACTTGGAGAAGCTGTTGTACCGAATTGATTAGATCCCAGAGCAATAGCATGTCTATCATTGGGAGAAACAATTACTGCATCTACTGTGGTGGGTGTTGAGTTGGTAGCACCAGATACTTTTGCTGCTCGTATGGGAGTGGTGGAAGCATCAACATCAAAGAAATAAATAGATCCCTTTCTTCTGTTTGCCAGAACATCTTCTCCCCAGTTATCCAGACTCCATTGAGTAATCTCACTTTGAAAATTTGTAGAGTCGGCAGAAGCAGGTTCACTATATGCTCTTGCTCCTGCTGTACTTGTTCCAGCCAACCATCCAGCAGCACCATATCCAAAACCAGTGGCAGCACCAGATACTCCTCTAAAGAGTATATAATGTATTGTTGCCTGACTTGCACTATTTTGTGCAGCACTTGCTGTAGTATCTACATCAAAGGCAAATACATTATCACTAACTACACTAACTGTAAAAATATTTGTACCCAGTATTATATTCCCACCTATGGTTACACCCCCACTTGGACCTGAAACACTGGTAAAGAATACAAGATCTCCTGTTGATCTACCATGTGCAGTAGCACTTACTGTTACTTTAGTGGCTGATAAGGCTACGGTAAATGCATTCTGAAGTGTTACGGAAGAAGATACAGGAGTTATATCCGTTATCGTATCTCCATCATGTTCATATAACTTTTGAGGAGTGCCAAACATTGCTCTTTTAATTTGATCATTATCCGACCATGTAATTAAATCACGAGCAGTACCATCAAATGTGGCAGATACTTTTACTTCGTACCCTCCTACATTCTGTGGTCTACCAGCCCTAAATCTTACCCTGTCCGTATCATACCAAGAACCTTCCTCTGCATACTGAGTAGATTCCCTTCTAATACCGGGAGTAAAGTTTAGCTTTACAAGTTTTGCATTTGATGATGACATAATTATCTATCAAAATCCTTTAATACAACTGCATCAATAGTAGTAGCACTTCTAGCATTATATACTAACATATCAACATCACTTGCTCCTGTACTTAAAGTAGGAACAGTAGCAGATACAAATTGCCATGCAGTATTATATCCTAATGTTCTACTGCCTGTACTATCTTGTATAAAATATATACTTCCTCCTTGTCCTACTGTACAATTAGTAGGAGCTTTTAAAGTACGATTACCTCCAAGTGTAACAAGGAAGTTATTTGCCAAGGCAAAGTTTACACTGATACAAGCAGCATCTGTTACAGTTACAATAGCATTATAAGCTCTTGCATTTGCCCCTATAATTAAATTACCGGGAGTACTGGCAGAAGCTCCTACAATATATTTAGTTCCTATTAAGGAAACATTGGCAGAAGTAGATACTCTAAGATAACGTATATCGGCAAGAGAAGTGTCAGGAACATTGGTAGTACACACTCCTATATCTGCACTGGCTGCTGTACCAAGATTAAATCCTGTTGCATTTAAAGAATATACAGACGTACCATCACAGATAACTAATCCTACTGCACCTAATGGTACATCATATCCATCACCACTGGCTGTTTTTATTTTAACAATATCAGAGGCTGTAGTATTGGCTGATACCTTATTATTAATTACATAACTTTTAGAATTAGCAGGTATTACTAAAGATATAGTATTATTTGCTCCACCTACTGATCCTTTCAATTCCAAGAAAGCAGATCGTGGAACATCAGCACCACCTTGTACTGCTGATAAAGTTACCGTAGCTGCTGATCCAATTGATACAGTAGTATAGGAAGCAATTGCATCATCGACAAGACTGATGACCTGATCATTAAGAACAGTTCCCCACGTATTAGGATTATCACCATCCCCTTGTTTTGTCAGTCTTATATTTGAAGTGTACGTTGATGCCATTTTCTTCTCCTACTTAAAATATGGGTTCTTATCATAGGGAACACTCATCTCTCCTCCAAGAAGTCCACATGTTACTTTATCTGGAAAAGATAGCATAAATAACCACCTTCCAGAATTTTGATTTAAAAACAATTCCGAAAGATTTCCATTCTTATCTATTCCCCACCAAACTTTAACTACTTGTAACCTATCTTTTAAATCTTGATATACCAAATTACTATGAGAACACATCATATTCTTTTGAAACATACGAGGAAAAATCTGTGTTTGATCTGGCATACTCTCTTGTGCATTTGTATTAGATGCAAAAGTAAAAATTACTCCTAAACAAATAATTGCAAATATAGTTATCAATAAAGTTTTCATCTGTTCCTCTTATAATGTTCTATACTTGTACTATCAGGCCATACATTATATTGTTCACCTTCATTAAAAATTTCTGAATGTACTACTTTAAATTCATCTAAAGTATTACAATTATCTATAGCAGTACATATTGTATTACAAAAAGTACGAATAGAAGCAACATATTGTATTACATCATTTGGAATTGCTTGTGTATTATCATATACATATCTTTGAGTTAACCATGCAAAATATTGAATCTGTCTATATGCTTCATGGTCTGTTGCTGCTTTACTATTTATCTTTAAGTCTGATAAATCTTTTTCAGTTATCGTAAAATCTTCATCAACTGTTTCTTCACTTGCATTCCACGTATAAGAAGAAGATCCCATATCATAAAAATTAGTATCTGGTGAAGTCTTTCTTTTCACATCATAAATATGAATTCTTTTCTTTTCTTCTTTTGTATACATGGTAAACATATTAGATGGATATCTTACATTATCCAATATAATAGATTTAGGACTATAATATATTTCTTCTACTGTTCCATCTTTAACTAAAGCCCACATTTTTAACTCCTATTTATATTTTATTTCTAAATCTTGTTTAATACTTTTAAAAGGATCTAACCAAGTTCCATATTTTTGTTGTCTATATAAAGTTACACTATCATAATAAGGAGACTTATTTCCCGGTAATGCCCATATATAATAAGATAATACTGGAACTATAATCCATGTTTCAATTCCCATTGCTGCTGATAAATGTGCAACACTTGTACAGGAAGAAATAACAAGTTCACATTCACTAATTGATTTTCTAGTAGTTTGCCAATCATCTAACGAAGCCTGTTTCATCCATTCTGGTTTTAATTCTGTATCTTTATCTCTTTGTAATGAAACACAATCATATCCTTTAACTGCATCAAATAATAAATTAGCTGGAAAATATCTATGTTGCTCATGTTCAAATTTTGGATTACCACTCCATCTTACTCCTATTCTTCCTGGTATAGTATCAGCAGTACGAGAAATATAGGGAGTTCCTTTTAAATCTTTATATTCATAACCTAAAGCTACTATTGAAGACATTGAAGGAAGCCAGTAATCGTGATAGACTTTACAAGCAACATCATGTTGTACTACTGCAAACTCTTCTGCAAAAATTGATGCTATTTCTGTTGAACAAGAAATTATAACACGATTCTCCAATTCTTTTAAATCAAAAGCAAATCTATAACTTTTTATTTGATCTCCTATTCCTCCTTCTAAACTTAATAAAACTGTTCCAGATTCTTTATTCCAAATAGGTTGTTTAGATCCTATATGTCTATTTCCAAATACATTTTCAAATCTACCTTTATCTAATAATTTATGTCCTTCCAATAATTTACCTTGACGTAATAAATACCAACCTCGATTAAATGCTGCACGATTACAAGTTGGAGTCTCTTCCTTTAATTGTTGAGCAATCAACCAACCCTTTTTAAAATCACCATGAATACCTGCATCAAGTTGTTCATCTAATTTTCCCATACTATCTTACACCAAAACTCCAATCATAACCTGCACTAACAGCCCTCCAATCTGACTCAGACCCAACTTGATTTGGAGAACTAAGAAAAGCTGTTGTATTTCCAAGACCTAATTGACCACCATCATTTCTTCCCCATGTCCATAAAGTTCCTGTTTCTCCATCTCCAGAATCTCTGATACCAATACAATGCCCTCCTCCTATTTGAATATCTATCCAATCAGAACTATCTCCTATTTGAATAGGAGAAGAATAAGAACCTCCTGCACCTGAAGAACTTGTTGCAAGCATTCCATTATAATTATAACCCCATCCCCAAATTGTTTCATCAGTTTTTAACACTACAACAGTATATCCATTAGACCCAAGAGCAGTTATTTTTGACCAATCTGTTAAGGAACCAACTTGAACAAATGTTCTCCTATTAGTTGTAGTTCCATCTCCATTTACTCCACCACCACCATTGCCGGTTGAATACATAGCACCTCCTGCAATGGCAAAAGAATTATCGGCAGCACATCGACAACTTGTCCAATTTGTAGCCGATCCAATTTGAACAGGGGAACTAGAGGTAACCCAATCTTGTCCATTAGCTTCCCTACCACCCCATGTAAATAACTTTCCATCACGAATACCCATACCAGTATTCTTTCCTATTCCCGTATCAGTCCAGCCTGTATCAGAACCTACTTGCACTGGAGATGAATAGTTTGTTTTATCACCCAAACCTAATTGAGCAGAATAATTTCCTCCCCATACCCAAAGAGTTCCATCAGTTTTTACAGCAAGAACTCCTTGAGAACCAGTGAGTCTATCCCAATCTGTTAAGGAACCAACCTGCACTGGAGAGGAATAATCTGTTAAATTCCCAACTCCCATTTCTCCATATGTTTGGTTTCCTGTTGCCCATGTAGTATTGTCAGCTTTAACAAAATGATTAGTGGCATCTCCTGGTGACATTATTCCATTCTGAATATTTAATCCTCCTGCCCAATCCGTTAATGTACCAACTTGAACCGGAGATGATCTATTGGTAGTGTCACCAAGACCTAGTTCACCACTACCATTAAGGCCCCATGCATATAAAGAAAATCCAGCACCACCAGAAGTAGCAGCAGCAGCAGCACCAGCTAATAAAGCATTTTGAAATATACCCATTATGCATATGCCTGTGAAATAATAGCCTGAATATCTCCACCTACACCATCGGAAGATGCAGATACAACTATGTAGTCTAATCTATCTACTGCATTATCATCTGTAGATAAGGTAGGATCAGTCCCACCTATAAATTTCCAATCAGCATTATAAGCCATCGTACCACTACCTCCATCTTGAACTAAGAAAATACTTCCTGTTTGACCTGTTCTACATCCTGTAGGTTTAGCCAATGTATGTGCTGCCGTTACAGATGTAGAAAAGTTTTGTGCTGTACCAAATGCAAGAGATACAGAAGTTATACCATTAATAGCTGTGGCACATACAACGGCTGCTGCACTCTTGGTAAGTTGAAGTTGTCCTTCCAAACTACAATTACCAGATACTCTGACTGTACCAAGGAATCCTGCATTTCCTGTTATTGTAGCTGTACCAAGTAAATTCGTAGCTCCTCCCACACTTAATGCACCAGCTATACTGGCAGCACCTCCTATGGTGGTAGTACCTCCAACTGTCAGATTACCTACCAGTATCGAATTACCAGAGACACATACATCATCGTCAAATTCTGCTTTACCAGCTACTGTTAATGTACTTAGTAAATTAACTGCACCTCCTACACTTAATGCACCAGCTATACTTGTAGCACCTCCTATGGTAGTTGTACCACCTACAGCTAAGTTACCTACTAGTATCGTATTCCCTGAGACACATACGTCATCATCAAATTCTGCTTTACCTACAACAGTTACTGTACCAAGGAAATTAGCAGCCCCTCCTACACTAAGAGCACCAGCAATACTAGTTGCTCCTCCTATGGTAGTTGTACCTCCAACTGTCAGATTACCTACAAGTATCGTATTACCTGATACACAAACATCGTCATCAAACTCAGCTTTACCAACTATAGTAGCAGTACCACCAACTCCAAGATTTCCTGTAAGAGTTGTATTACCAGCTATGGTAACAGTACTGGCAAAATGAGCAGCACCTCCAACACTTAATGCTCCTGCTATACTTACAGCACCACCAATTGTAGTAGTACCTCCTACTGTTAGATTACCGACAAGTATAGAGTTACCAGAGACACAAACATCATCATCAAATTCTGCTTTGCCTACAACTGTAAATGTACCACCAACTCCAAGATTGGCAGTAAGAGTTGTATTACCAACTATTGTTGCAGTACCACCTACAAATAAATTTCCACCTACTGTAGCATTACCAACTGATATATTACCTTCAATTGCAACAGGAACATTACTAAGATTAGCACCATCACCATAAAAGGCAGAGGCACATACTCTAGCATTTGCAGCTTGTACATTTGTACCTGCAATTGTTACAGTACTGGCAAAGTTAGCTGCACCTCCAACACTAAGAGCACCAGCAATACTTGCAGCCCCTCCTATAGTTGTTGTACCTCCAACTGTTAAATTACCTACAAGTATAGAGTTACCAGAGACACAAACATCGTCATCAAATTCAACCTTGGATGCAAATGTAGCTGCACCACCTACACCTAATGTACCTGTAAGAGTTGTGTTACCAGCTATGGTTACTGTACTTGCAAAGTGTGCAGCACCACCTACGGATAATGTACTGGCAAGACTTACTGCACCTGCAACAGTAACTGTACTTGCAAAATGTGCAGCACCTCCAACACTAAGAGCACCAGCAATACTAACTGCTCCTCCTATTGTAGTAGTACCACCTACAGTTAAATTACCAACAAGAATAGTATTACCAGAGACACATACGTCATCGTCAAACTCAGCTTTACCTGCCACTGTTACCGTACCAAGTAAATTCGTATTACCTCCAACACTAAGAGCACCACCAATACTGGCAGCACCTGCTACTGTTGCTGTACCTCCTACAGCCAGATTACCAACTAGGACTGTATTACCAGATACACATACGTCATCGTCAAACTCAACCTTGGCAGCAAAGGTAGCAATACCTGTTTGTGCCAATGTCCCACCAAGAGATGTATTACCTGCTACATCAAGAGTACTTGCTAATGATGTTGCTCCTGATACACGAACCGTACCAAGAAAACCAGTAGCTCCTGATACAGTAGCTGTACTCAGGAAATTAACAGCACCACCTACACTAAGAGTACCACCAATCGTAGCATTACCTGTTATACGTAAAGCTGAAACAGAAGTAGCACCAGTAGCTGGAACATTTGTCAGATTAGAACCATCTCCATAAAAAGCAGAAGCACAAACTTTAGCATTAGCTGCCTGTATGCCAGTACCAGCTATGGTAACAGTTCCTGTTATATTGAGATTTCCACCTAAAGATGTATTACCTACAACGGATAAAGCTCCTCCTACACCAAGAGAATCTGCCATTGTAACGGCTCCAGCTATGGTGACTGTATTTGCCACATTCAATGTACTGGCAAGAGATACTGCACCTCCTACATTCAAAGTACTGGCAAGACTAGTTGCTCCTGCTACAGTTACAGTACCAAGTAGATTAGTAGCTCCACCTACAGAAAGAGCACCAGCAACACTGACGGCTCCTCCTATAGTAGTTGTTCCACCTATGTTAACATTACCAGATACAGATACATTTGTTTTAAATGTACCAGCACCTGAAACTGTTACGGTACTTGCAAAAGTAGCTGCACCTGTTCCTTTAAATGTACCACTTACGGATACATTACCAGCTACATCCAAGGTACTTCCCAGACTTACTGCACCTGTAATAGTTGTGGTTCCACCTACTGCAAGATTCCCTACAAGTATAGTATTACCACTTACACATACGTCATCGTCAAATTCTACTTTACTTACAAATTGAGAAGTTCCACTTACATAGGCATTTCCAACTACGGATATATTACCTACACATACATTCCCACCTACACTAGCATCAACTCCTGATAAATTAGATCCATCTCCATAAAAAGCAGAGGCACATACTTTAGCATTAGCTGCCTGTACATTTGCACCAGCTATGGTTACTGTACCAGCAATACTTACATTTCCAGATGCAGCTAAAGAACCTACAACATCCATTCTTCCAGTTGCTTTTACTGCATTCGTAGCAACCATAAAAGAAATATTAGTTCCATCTCCAGTTTGAAGTTGGGTAAGAGAAGCACTTACACCTCTATTAGCACTAACACCTAATTTTACGATCTGCTTATAGGTATCTGATATTTGTCTTCCAGTTAATGTACTCATATTGCTTGCCACCATCTATCTTCTGCATCCCAATTATTAGTAGCAGCTTCCCAATTAATTTGTCTGCCACCAGTATCAGGACGAGGGTTACGTATTATTGGATTATCACTTACATCAGGAACCTTGTTTAAAGGACTATTCTTTAAATCATATGCTCCATCAAAATCTTGTGGGCATACCAGCATTCCATAACTATTTAATCTCATAACTCTATGTGGATACACAAATCCACATGTATCACACATTGCTAAAGCATTTTTATTACTTGCCATTTTATATTGGACTTAATCTAGGTTTTAAAAATAAGTTAGCTCTTTGTCGATCTTCTTCCAGTGCTCTCCCTAATAATTCTTCATAATTAGCTTTTAACATTCCTATACGATCTCCTTCTATACCGGGAGTCTTCATGGAAAGATAATAGGAAAGACCACAAGTAAGAGGAGGAAGAAATCTTTTTGGAAGATCTGCATTTTGTTCTGCTGATCTATTTACATCTTCCAATTCTCTTACTCCTTCTACATTAAGAATATCAGTTGTATTCTCAGGAATAGGCCATACCAGAATTGTAGGATTATCTCTATTTCTTTTTATGGTAAATTGACTTGGCCTTCCAGTTTGCTTCTTATTAGGAATAATTTGATATTCTTCAAAACTGATTCGTTGTAATTGTAAGTCAGTATCATCTCTTCGTAATACTACTTCCAATGCATCCAAAGTATCACTTGATAATGCATAGGAAGTAACACTTGTCGAAACTGTAACTAGTGTAGTATAGGTAGTCCAAAGAAGTATACCTCTGTTCTGCCAATCTTTCAACATTAGATTAATAGAACGACGAGCAGATGCAGGAGTATGACCAAGGGTTTGTTCACCCCCGATCATCTCCGTAGCCTCTTGGATCACCTCATCTATATCTAAGTTAAAGTTAAATGTTCCTGACGTTGCCATTTTAAACTATTTCTTTTTACCATGATTATGGTGATGTTCACCCATAAAGATACCAACAACACCTGTTACACCACATGCAAGCATAGCAACAGTCTGCCACGGACCGATTGGTGAAATAAGACCAATCATGGCAAGAATAGCTGCCATTGCTGCATACGATGAAGGCTCTTTAAATCTACATATAATATGATTCATGTTTTTCTCCTTCTACTTTTTGTTTTCTTTTTAACTTTTGTGTCATACTTATTCTTCCACTCATCATAAATCTTACGTTTATTTTTTTTAAGATACTTCTTTTGTTTCTCAGATTTAAAAGGCACACTACTTTACATGAATATTTGGAACACTCATGTCCTCTGTCTTGAATGATTTCCCCTTTTCATAACTTTCATTTGTTACGACAGGATGGGGTGTTCCTACAACATCTGGTCCTTTTCTGGCTGCACCATAGCCTTGCCCTGTAGGTTTCCCATTGATCTTTTCCAGATCAGGGGGATTTTTTAATAATGTATGTGGTCCCATTTCATTCTCCTTTACTAAACTTTTCCACCAGCTTTGTAACCAACCATGATCTTCTTACCTCTCTTACGAGAAACAGTTCCTCCACGTTTATTACCTTTACGTTTTCTACGTCTTTCTTCTTGTATATCTTGTAAAGCCTGATCTTCTGCTTCTTTATGTCCTTGGGGATTATCAGCATCCCATTCTTCAGCAAGTTCTTTTAGTAGCTTTTCAATATTCCAATCAGCCATACTCTATCTCCTACTAATCATAAAATTGGGAAACTTCAAGGTTTCCACCCTTCCAACGAGATACTGTACCACCTTTCTTCCGATCTCTATAAATACCCTGAGTTCCAATTCCAGAAGCAGGTGATGTTCTTCCTCCTCTAGCTTCAATATCTTTTTTAGATGCTACTCGTTTAAGATATCTACGTAATTTCTTTATATCTACTTGTCCTTTTTGAAGTGGACCTTTTCCCGTTTCTCCAGAAGTTCTAGTAAGTTTTGGTTTATCATGGGTAAATAAACCTGCTGTAGTTCCTCTAGAATATGGTCCTTTTCTTTTAACTCCAGAACTTGTATATTTTTTCTGTCTAGGATCAGTATAAGTTCCTCCAAATGTGTGTGTAGCAGGACCACGTAATGGTCCCTTTCCTCTATCTGTTTCTTCTGTTTTCATCCTTTCTTTAATAGTAGGATCTTTAAGTTTTCTTACTTCTACACGAGTATGAGGATCTGGAGAAGCTGTTTTTCTTCTACCAGTATAAAGTTTATCTCTAGCTGTTTTTCCTCTAGCTTTTCTTCGTTTCTTTATTATATCTGCTTCTTTCTGTAAACTTTTATATTTTGGTTTAGTTTTTGTTCTACCTTTGGCTTCATACATAGTTGGATTAACTTTTGCTGCATCTACAGTTTTCTTTTTTGTTGTTGTTTTTTTCTTTTCTTGTAATGCTTCTGTACCTGCTTCAATTCCTGCTCCTCTTGCTCCAGCCCCTAAAGCTGTTGTAACTTTACGTTTTGGTTTATCTTTCCTAGCAGCTTCATAGGTACTGGATATACCTTCATATTTTTTTGGTTTACGTTTAAGTTTAGAGATATCTATTCCTTTACCAGTTTGTTGAGAAACACCTCCTATACGTCTACGAATTATTCCATTATTCTTTGCCATTATTGTGCTCCTTGTAATACGGTATCTGGACCTCCCACTGGATTACGGGGATTCTCCATGTCATCCTGTCTCATACGTCTGGCTTGATTTCTCAAAGCATCTACTGAATTTGTATAACTACTCTCCCATACTTGTACAATATCCCAACTCTTGGTAAACTTGGATGCTTCCACCATACAGGCATTGAACAGAGCATTATAGGTAAATTCACTAAAGTAATTAGAAGTTGTAGCACTTGTTCCTGTGGCAGAAGATAAAGGAATAGGTCTACGAGTATATTGTATTTCTCCTGATAAAGCTGATGTAGGAGTTGGTA